ATTGTTTGTATGCTTCTTTAAATGTTAAATTTTCTGCATTGTCTCCAAACTTAGAAGCAATAAAAGAGTTAATAGGTCTATCCACTGTTGTTCTATATAAATCTTCTAAACCTAAAAATCCTAAACGTACACCTGCTTGCAACGGATCAAATACTTTATCTAATATTGTTTTGCTGTTTGATTGTGCAATCATCTTAGATATATCTTCTAATACTGTTGCTTCTGGTTTAACTTGTAATGTTGTTAATGCAGTAATAACATCTGGTGAAAAGTTAGGATATGCTTGTGAAATAGAACTTGCACGCATAGCGTCTTCTTTAGTTATAGATTGTTTAGCACGTTTATATGTTGCTTGTCTACGTTGTAGTTCTTGATAAAACTCTTGCTCTTGTGCAGGATTATCTCTATGAAATTCTGCCATTAGATATTACGCTGCGTTCTACCTATCTGCCTATCAGAAGCAAATTTTAGTAAACCTAAAAGCTCTGCAGTAGGATTAACTTCTGCCATTGCACGTATTAACATTACGTCATCTGGTTCTAAAAATTGATCTTCCGTTGGTGGACGTGAGTACGCATTTAAATCATCTTCTCCTGGTGCAAATACATCTGCAATACCAGGTGATACTCCACCTAATTGTTGTGGCTGCGGTTGTGGTGCAGCAAATGTAGTTTGTGGTTGCTCTATGTTTCCTTGTCTTACTTGATCGACAAGTGCAGCTTCTTCTCCTGCTGATTCAGAAACCATAGCTCTTACATCATCTATTGTTGGTGCGACACCGTCAGTTCTTCTAGCTAATCTACCTGGACCGCTTACTGCAGCAGGTCTCTTAACTCCACCTCTTCTACCACGACTTCTACTACTGCCATTCGCCATTAAAGTCCTCCTCTTTTCCAAAAAATATAATTAAGCCATTTGGTATGTATTGTACAACCATTCCTTGTGGCATGTCAGATATTATTGGTTCATCTGCGTATATTTCATCTTCGTAATCAGCAATTGCTTCTGTTGTTTTTTGCCATACATCAACTAAGCAGTTGTTGACAATATCGCTAAATTCATAATCTAATGGTCTAGGCACCTTGCACACCTCCTAAGAGTAATGATCTTATATCTGGTGCAGGACCTTGTGGTACTGGTTGTCCACCGCCCATCATTTGATCAAGTAACGCAGCTTCACCTTCTGGTACTTCTGGTTCTTCTGCTGTATAAAATTTATCTAGTATTGATTGCATAGAGTTAGGATTTTTATAAATCTGTACTAACGCCATTGTTGCTTTAGGATCACCTTGACTTGCTTGTACCTTTAATGTTTCAAACAAAGTACGTTCTGCTTCGTCTTTTAATATTCTGTCGTTGATCTTTTGTACATTATCAAGTCCGTCCATGTTTTCTTGTAATGTCTCTTTGTCAATTATTCCTGCTTGCAATAACTGTAAACCAGAGACAATCTTTGTTGGCTCATCAAATCCTGCCATAACTCCATACACACGTCTAGTCTTGTACATACCTTGTATGTCTGTGCTAGGTGTATATTGTTCTGCATACGCTGTGCCTTTAAGATAACCTGCTAATGGTTTTTTCTTGTTACCATTTAATACTTCGTCCATCTCTAAACGTTTATAATCTAGTTCTTCTATTGCTGTTTTAAGTGCTAACTGATATTCTTTTACGTTTAGATCAACGGACGATAGTAACTCTTGTAATCCCCTACCTGTAACAAATGAGTTAGGAGATATAGCGTCATCACTAACTGGATAGCTTGATCCAACACGAAGTTGTCGTTCTATCCTGTCTATCTGTTGAAACAACTGATATGGAATATTGTTTGGTGGTTTAGCAACTTGTGAACCTGGTGTTAAATAGTTGACTGCAAATCTACCGCGCTTGTAGTTCCCACTCTCTAATTCACCAATAATATTCGTTTCTGTGAATACGCTATCTTCCATAGCAATTATGGACAAGACGTTAATCTTTGCCATAGCTGCCATCAAACCTAGTACATGGTCATACTGACCAGATAATCTATCAAAACTAAATCTTTTAGATATAACAAAACGTGGACCTGATTTAAGAGGATTAGGTGTAAAGTCCAGAATTTGTTTTTGTTCTGGTAAAAATACGTATGTACCATCTTCATCATAAAACTCTACAAGTTCTGTACCGTCAGCTAAATGATTATCCCAACTTCTTTGAAATCCGTCATGGTATTTAAACTTACTATAACCTGATGGGAACTGACTTGACTCATCAACCATAACTTGTGCTTGTGGGTACATCTGTTTAATAACAGCGTTAGGTACAAGTCTTATAAGTGCTAATTCTTTTGGATCTTGATCTGGTCCGTAATATCCTGGATAACAATCATAAGGATCACGTAGTTCTGCGTGTGGGTACATAATGCCATCTGGTGACATCTTTTGTCTTATGATCCATACACAAAAACCATAACCAGGCAACCATCTAGCTGCTTGTGGTAACTGCATATCCATTTTAGAATTGCTATCTAAGTTAGTAACTATACGTTCTAACTTCTCTGCTTTGTTTTTAGCACGTTCGCTATCTGCGTAAGAATCTACCTTTATGTCTGGCATACGTCCTAATTTTTGTGCTAAGTGTTCTAAACCTGAATTTATAAGATTAGGTATTGGTAAATCAATGTCGTAATTCTTTGCGCTCTCACCTAACAATGCAGCAATACCATTGCTACCACCGTTCATAATGGATCTGACTCTATCACGATATTCATAGTGTCCACTATGTTCGTGCATTCCTTTTAGGTCGTCAGTCTTAATTAATAATTCATCTGGAGTGTACACCATTACCAAAAAACCTCGTTGTATTCACTTTGCTTATAATAGCTATACGAAGGAGTATAGTCGCTTTCTGCTTCAGCTAACATCATTTTTACATTGGTACGTATACGTTTCATTGGAAACCAACTTGCCATAACTAAGTCAGTTTTAGTTTTTACATTACGTGAATTACTTGCACCTGCTTGTGAAAAGTAAATTAACTGTTGTCTAAATACATTGACAAGTCTTTGTGTCTTAGCGTCCGCATACGGTATGTTTATCTTTTCTTGTTCATACATACCTACCATACTGGTTACACCAAATGTAGGATCCCATTTATTTTTATAAGTCTGGTGTCCTTCTATACGTACACCGTGATTAGCAGCCCATAACTTTATATCTCTATCTTGACCAATAGCACGTTGGAATCCGTTTTCTTCTATGATCCAGTGACTTAACCAATACTTGTCATACCATTCCTTCATTAAGTTATGTGCTTTTTGTATACCACCACCTTGATCGTTCTTCATATCTACAAGCCATACTTGTTGTGTTTTAACGTTATATGCCCAAAGAACTGCTGCCTGATAACCTGTACTAGCAGGATCGAGTCCTGCAATAAGACTTGTGCCTGGTGGTATGTCTCCTAGCTTCCTTGATTTATCTAAACACTTATCAATCATCTCTGCTGTAAATAACTCCATACCTTGTGGTATAGCTTTGTTTAGATAGACCATCTCAAATATATTTCTACCACCTGTAGTCTCTGCTGCAGCTAACTGTTCCATTAACCATTTATGTGTACGTTTATTTGACCATAACATGTGTTTTGTATGATCTATAGATTCGTCTTCTAGCGGTACTTCTAAGTCATGCGCGCACGATCAACAATAGTCTCCCATGCTTTGTTTTCTAAGAGATGATGGTAAAGATCGTCTGGGTGTTGTCTTGATCCAATGACGACCATTCCTGTATGTTCTTCTTTTCTTGACTGTAATGTTGTGGTCCACCAGTTCCTGGTGTTTTCTCTAGCACTTGGCTGCACAGTACTTCCATGATCTTCGATATCGTCTGCGATAATAAGGTCTGCGTCTCTGGAAAGGATCTTACCTCCTTTTCCAATTGCGACAAGAGTTGGCGACTTAATACCAGAGACTGTTCTAGTTGCAACAGTAAATTGACTGGACGACCAACTTTTTCCACCTCTATTAGAAGGTCTAAATCCGTCCCAGTCTCCGTAATCTTGTATGAGTCCTTCATTATTCTCCAAATGGTCTAGTACCGCACCTACGGAGTTACGTGCAATGTCTTCATTACCACCGCACCACATGATACGTATGTTAGGATTTTTACAAATCATGTATACGCAAAAGTGTGTAAGTAGATCTGTCTTACCATGTCTAGGCGGAGACAAGATCATTAACCGCTTACCGTGCTTTATACTATCTAAGATAGCACCAATCCACTTCTTTTGAAAGTCTGGTGTCTCATAATTTTTACCTTGTTCTGTTAAGAAATATTGATCACGAAACTCAACAAAGGATTTTACGTCAGCTTGCAGTTCGAAGGGATCCCCACGCTTTTCGAGCTTTGCTTCTTTTTCTACATCTTCGAGATATGCTGCTACTGCACGTGATATTGTTGATGGACTGCAGCTTAGTATGTTTGCTACTTCCTTCTTTGTCTTCTTACCTTCTAAAATGTCGTTAAAAAAATTTTTTTTCTTCATAATGGCGTAGTAGTCTCCTCTACGCTTCTGTACATTCTCATCTACAGTTTTTTCTACCTGGATCTCTTTAGTAGGTTTGTTTGCACGCCATGCTCTCTGCCGTGTTCTTTTAGAACACCTCTCACTACAATACTTTTTACGACCTTCTGGTAAGGGGACTAAACAGTTGTCTGCTACGCAGATTGTGATTTTTTCATTATTTGACATATCTATATGGTATAGTGTAGCATATCAGGATAAGCATTGTGGTGTTCCTGCCTACACAAACACCACAAGATAAGGATTCGTTAACAGGGTTGGCATAGCAGGACCGCCTTAGTCGTGGGTTGAGCCACATTCCTCACATTTTATTTATTAGAGAGAGAGCGCATTCGTTGTTACTACACTTAATAAACTGGTTTGGGTTGGGAGTGACACAGGGATCGAACTACCTACTACTAGAACTCGACATTTAAAAAGTACAATATATAGTACTACTACATATAGTACCTTTAGACTACACTATATATAGTATACTGTAGACTGGGGGTGATCTGGTCAGGGTTAAATGCTTATCCAAATACTCATCTAACCAACGTGGGTTCGACTCCCACCACCTCCACAAATTGCCAGGTAAACATTGACGTATTCATCTATATTTTCTGCGCGCGCCGATTAAGGTGTGGGGGTTGGTGTTTGCTGGTGTTTATGCGTGCGTGGTTGTGTTGCTCGTGTGCTGCGATTCGTAGGCGGTTTGTGTCGTACTGTCTCGATATGCGTTCGACAACTAGAAGACCAGGCGCAGCTTAAAACTTCCAGGCGTACCTGGTTTTGAAATCCTAATCTCCAGTTATTTTTTTTTGTGGAGATCTAAATCTTTGCGCACTTGATACAAAAGAAAAAGCGGACCGAAGTCCGCTCTCTCTCTTCCTGGTTATTAGTACGTTACGCTAAGGGCTGCGTGTATCCAGGATAGATTCGTTGACGTCTTCATAGCTAACGCCACCAACTGACTCGTCACCTAAGAAATAATAATCCCAACAGGTTTGGCTGCAGTGTGTCTCAATATCCCAAACGTTGCGCGGAACATCATAAAAAAATAATTCTCCGCAAGTCATACAATT